GTAGGCACAAAAAAAAAGGCCGGGGCTTTCGCTCCGGCCTTTTGCGTTTTAATCGATTCCGCCCTTAGCGTCGAGTATTTCGCATTTCACCAGCAAGACTCGACCGTCAACATCGCTGATCCGATCGAAGTAATCTCTGGCTGCTTTCTCATCAGCAGCTAATTTCAGAGTTTGCCCGCTGATTCCATGCTTAATCTCGTAAACGACAATCCGTTCGTTTGCCGAATCAGTTGTCATCTGCGTGCCGCCACGGATTCACGTTCATCTGCCGAAGCACATTGTCGTAAATCCAACCGTTGGAGTAACGGATTGCCGAGTAGTTCTTCGGCATCGGCCCGGTGATTTGATTCCAGCTACCACCTTCCTCGGTGGTGTAGGCCATCGGCTGCCATTGGCCTTTGGCGTATTGCTCTGGAATCGGATCGAAGGTGTCAGGCTTGGTGCGTTCAGCCATTACGCTTGCCCGATTCGATCAGACGGACGAGATAGCGAGTGCCGCTATCAGTGACAGCAATATCCTCTTCGGGATACCATTCACGCACGACAGATGTCGTGACGTAGGTGCCGTCGATGAATCGCGCTTTGCGATCGTTATAGATCAGGCCGTGCAAGTGGTTGCCGGTGATCTTCGACGGAAGTGACTCAACGTTAAGCTCTGCATCGTAGCCGAGTTGCGTGGCATTCTCGGCGGCGTCTACGTGATAATCAACGGCAGCGCGATCATCACGAATCGATTGATGTTCCATCTGTACAACCTCCCAGTCCTTCGCGAGCATGTCGGTCTGACTCGCGAGCCACGGAACGAACCCACCGTCGGCGGTCTTCATACCGATCCATGGGAGGAATTTGGTGGCATCGAGCCCAGCTGTCATCCAGAATTTAAGCGTGTAGTCAACAACTGCATCACCCTTATCCGAATCAGCGCGGACTAATACCAACCACATCCCCTTGCCGTTCCAGCCAGAGCGGCAGACTCGCTCGCCGGTTTCGAGCGCAACGAGTGCATGCCCGAATGACATTCCACCGTGAGTCGAGTGATAGGCGTTCTCGAACTGCTCCTTCGGCGACCACGAAATGTAACCGTTGTGACGGGAGTCGTTGGGGACGCCACCGTCCTGATACTCCACGAGGTATCCATCATCGGCTCCGTTCTCGTTTGACGGCAGCTGCCACCCGCGATAATCGTTGTAGTCCTGACGATTCATCGGAAACGCCTTGATGATCTTCGTGCCAATGTAAGTCTTGGCTGCACCAATTGTCTGATTCATGCTGGTTCTCCTATGTTAAGTTCCACCGCTTCCTGTGCTCCGCCATCATGCTTGCCTTGATGAATCTATATTCATCTGCTAGCAAACCATCCGGCGTGATCACACTCATGTCTGCGAGTCGTCCACGTGCCGCAGCACCTGCATTCAACTCCGACGCTTGAGCCAGTTCCTCGCCCGGCTCTAGGGTTTCCCCGTCGAGGAGTCGAACGAACAGCCGCATGAATTCATGACCCATGCGACCTTTAGCCATTGTGAGTTCGAACAAACGGCCACCCATTTCGTGCAGGTGCAGAATTGAATCCGCTACTGCTAGGTCGCCATTTGTGATCTCAAATTTCCCGCCCTCTGCGATTCTCCAGAACGCCACAGCAACAGCCAGCTTGGCGATGCGCTGCTCACGATTCAGGATCGTATAACGAATCCCAGCACCATCTGCATCGAGCATGGTCTTGCTCACCGATGCGGGCATCTCTGGAATCCGAAGCATCCCCTCCGACAGATCACCGAGCGTATCGAACCCAGTTTGCGCAACGCGTTGGATTCGATGCAATGCAATATCGATGCGGCCCGGTTTGCGGAATCGCTTTGAGCCCGACGTCGGCCAGAAGACCAGCATCTGCCGTAGCAGCGCGGTCATGTTATTCTGGACTCGATTGTCGCTCGTCATCGTCACGAGAGCGCCTTGATAGAAACTCACGAGAGTCGACATGTGCACCTGACTAAGCTGGTGCGTAGATGCCTTGCCTCGAAGGTTCAAGTTGCCGTGCTGAATCAGTTCGTCGAGCGCGTTGAAAAATGAGGTGTCATAGAGGTACGACAAGAGCGCCCGGCCAGATGGGTATATAAGTGCACGTGCGTTGCCGCGATTCGTAACGTGCTTAGTTTCCACCTCTTGTGTGTCGAGCGATGCCAACGCAGACAAAGAGTCAACCGTGAGACTTGCCTGTCCGGGTCGTAGTCCCACGTTGCCAGCAGACTCCAAGCGAGCAATGAGTCCGGCAGGTCCTTCTTTGACCGTGTCGTTGATTGGATCAAGTCCAATGTCTCGAGCGAGAGTGATGAAAGCGTTGACGATGGAATCGATGGGAACACCGTCTTCCTCCACAATAGACATAGTGAGACCGCCCGGCTGCCAAATGCCGGAGGGCCATTGGATTTGTGCATGTTGAATCATGCAAACAGAGCCGAGCCAGAGCAGGAGCGACGTCGCCGCCTCTGTTGAAATCGCAGCTGAGCGCGCGAGGTCTTCGGCTAGTTTGAAAACTGTTCCCGATTCACCGACTGCCGGGGAGGTAGCCAATCGCTTGGCCCAGTCCGCCCAACTCCCCGGCAGTTCCGGCGCGCCAGTGAAGAACTTAAGCGGATTCACCGGCTGCGAAGTATCGAGTCCAGATGGAGTGTATTCCATAGTAAGGGCCTGCTTCCTCTGGAGTCAATGGCCGTCCCAACCATTGAAGTAGAAGTATCATTTGATGTAAGTCGTACGCCGTCAGCATCGTGTGATGCTCCAACGGAGTCCGACTGTCACCTTCCCAACAGGTCCGCAGTCGTCGACGTCGCGACTTCAGCGGCTCAAGTTCTTGGACAGGTGTGTCGAGTCGCAATAGCATGGACACGCTTGCGTGATTGTCGTAGAACTCCATCTCGTCCGCGATGTGTCCGACGTTGTCAATGATGACGACGCGAGCCTCGCGGTATTCAATGGAGTCAACAATGCGCTTCTCATACACATGCAAGTCACGCGCGCGATACTCACGGCTCTTACGAATGAGCTGTTCGCGCGAGTCAGGCCGCCGCTTGTAATCGTGGTAGAGCATGTTGCACGGAGCCACACCCTCTTCCTGCATCATTTCGTACAGCACCAGACTCGGCTGAACAATCACAGCATCAGGAATCCGTTGCTGCAATAGCTTGCCGAGTGGTGTCTTGCCGGAGTGTGGCGGGCCATTGAGGCCAATCACCGCTGGTAATCTCTGATTCATTTCCAGTCCCCAAGGAAGGTTATTTGCTGGTTCCTCCTTGAATCCGCTTGAAAGCGGTTAGGCGACGGTCGACGCCTTCAGATCCGTGAGGATCTTGTACAGGCTGATTCGAGCCTGCGGGGACATTTCATCGAGGAACAGGCGCTTCACCTCGGGGTCGGCACCTTCGAGCGAGATCAAGTCGATGATCGAGTCGATGTTGGCGCCCATGGTGGTGTTGGCTGTGGCGACGTCGGCAGCGCCGCTGGACTCGGTGAAAGCTAGTGGACTCTCGTAGACGGCCGCCTGCTGCGCGAGGTAGGTGTTACGTTCGGACATGCGAATCTCCATTGCACGTTGGAAGGATCATGCGTCTAGCGCGCATAACCGTTTCAGTGTAGCCGGAACAGATTTTCTGTCAAGCCCCGGCTACAAATGACTGTGGATAACTTAGGCGAGTCCCTGTGACCTAGCCCAGAGAATCACTTCGTCGACCGAGTTCACTGTCACAGCTTGGTGTGCCCAGTGGATGGAAATATCAGCTTCGATTCCCATTCGTACAACGCGGCCCTTACATACGGTGGGACGTCGCATGACTCGGAAGAAACGATCAACGCCCTCAATCCAGTTAGGGTGTGAAGTGTCGACGACGGAGTCAAGTGAGTCGTGTGTCTGAAGTCGGAGAGAGAATCCATGATCTCTCTCGTTGATCGGTCTGGCGGGGTCGTCGAAGTCTGGCGCGTCACCGTCACGGAAACGCTTGTGACGAATCCCGAAGTCGATCTCGGCAATTGCCATGTTGATCCTGCCGGCCGTGTTAGCCTGACCAACAGTAGCAGCGCACGCTCGAAGAGTCGAATCTTCCATTGGGTCAGCAAGGAATCTCTGTGTGTACCCAAAGACCGTCGTAAAACTGCGGTGCGCCCGTAGTCCCAGACTAAGCTCCGCGTAGAACGAGCCACTACCTGCTCTGGCGAATCGCGGATAATACGCACGGTATCGACTGTCCATGAAGTCGCAGAACTCGACGAGTTGGTTGATTGACCAGAGTCCGGCATCAGCGTGTCCTAGATGTTTCGCAGCGGCCACGATAGCTTCGCGCCCAGCCGAGTTGAGAAGAGTGTGACCCGCCATCAGGTAGTTGCAACCGTGAGTCGTCTTCTTCACGATCTGCCGCACACCTGTGATTGGGTGGGTCACAAGTTCGTAGTCTGGATTCAGGATAGTCTTTGCTGAGTCAAGGAATTCTTTCTTACCGGCGACACAACGCTCATAAGTCCAGTTCGGAAAGAACACATGCGCGACGTTGTATGAGTGTGTATCGTAGCCCGCCTCGATCACTTCGATCTTTTTGGCTTCCTCGGACTCATACGATACGTACACATCGTCAGCCGCAGAGAGGTCGATACCAAGTATAAAGGAACGTTCTTTCTCAGCACGAGCGAATCGCCTGAATTTCTTTCTAATATTTTGAAGGTTCGCTCCATACCCAAAAGCATCTTTTCTCGATCCGAGTCGTGTGGTGGTTGTCGCAACACCATCATATGATGTATGAACACGCTCCGCTCTCCTCTCGATTCCTATTACGTTCGAGATTTGCTTCGCTGGTTCCTGTGCGGCTTGAAGTTTCGTAACGACTCGACGAAGGATCGGATGTTCGCTCTTGAGACCTCGGAGTACGATAGCCCCGACCGATACCTTTGCGTTACCTCCGACTCGATTAAGAATGCGTCCCTTTGCATTCCGAGGTTTAGCTCCGAGGAGTCCGTAAAACAGTTCTTTTTTTGCAGGAGCAGAGTTCGGGTTAAAGGAGTCATCGGCGATGAGATAACGCAGATCGTCAAGTGCCTTCTCCGCCTTGGCTCGCAATTCCGATTCCATTTCCTCGAACATCTGATCGTCTACAAGCATGCCCTTCATCGACATACCGAGTGCCGAGAGACAGCGAAGATGCGCGAAGTAGAAGTTGCGGCGCATTACCGAATCATTCATCATCCACTCCATGAGACGGAAGGTCGCTCGTAGCGTTGTCTCCGTGTCGCTCATGGCATAGAGAGTATGATTCGTAAAGTCCTCTTCCTTACGTCCCATCTTCCAGTACTTGTGGTCATCGAGTACAATCGACGACACAAAGTCCAGAGTCTTCGGAAGATCAGGATAGCGAGACCAGAACATGGTCATCGAATCATATGCGTAATTCGCTATCGGAACCGCATAGCGCAGAAACCACGCCGCATCGTAAACGCCGTTGTGCAGCGTCTTACGCACGGGGTTCGCGTTGATGTTGTGAATCGTCAGCAGCGCTTGCTCTGCATACGGGTGTTCGCCCGCGAGTGAAGATTTCTGCTTGGTCAGCTGAAAGGCATATGAGTGAATCTCACCAGCCAGCACACCGGAGTATGACACAACGGTCATGACTTCCGGCTGCGGCTTCTTTGCCTTAGTGATATGTGGAATCGTCTCAACGTCAACACCGAGAAGTTCAGCTTCACGGCAGAACTCGATGGCTTCGCGCATCAGTTGTGGACGGTCACAGATCGTTTGAGTCATCGCCAATTCACCTCGACAGGCCGTGCTGGCCCAGCTGCATTTTTGCCGTCCCGAAGAATCCGGAACAGCTTTTGTGTGTCCGCCGTCAAAACGAAACGTCCGACTGGACTCAAGACAGGTTCGTAGAAAAACTGATCTACTTCGCCGTCTTCACGGTCTGGGGAGTCACTACTCCCATCATTATCAGATCCGCCGTCAGTAGCTGACACGCCGTCGTCACTGTCTGACTCTCCGCTATCGAGATCGTCATCGGCTCCGCCCTCGCCAAGCGACCGAGGATCGTCTTCTGAATCACCTCGTATTCCTCCGGCGCTACGATCTTCATCGTCAAGGCTTGCTGAGTCACCATCGCCCCAGCCACTCTCGCCCTGCAAATGTCCATCGTGTATTGCTCCGGAGAATCTTGACTCGCCGCTACCCTCGGCCACACCATGACTGCGATTGCCGCCGTCAGGCTTGCCAAAAATGCGATTGCGAGAACGTGCGAGAGAGTCAGCCGTCGGCGCGCTCTCGTAACTTCCTCGTCGGATCTCTCCCATTCCTTGGCTTCGGATGCTGCCTGCGGAGTCGGCACTGGCTGGAGCCAGCTTAGCGGTTGTCGATTGTCCACCTCTAGCCACAACATTTCCTCCGCGTGGTGTTGAGCTAGTTTCTCCGCCAGTTCCGGATTCATTACGTATGTCGGCGGCACCTTCGCCCGTGGGAGGAATCTGCCCTTGGCGTCCCGCCGCAAAGGCGTCTTGACTTTCGAATCCATAATTTGCTGCTCCTATCTCTTTCTGCGAAACCATTGAGAACCACGCGCTCATTGGAAGCATGACAAGGTGCGGGACTCCTGAGCGCCAATAGACAGAGCCACGCAAATTGTGGAGCGTCGCATGTTCAGGTGCGAGTCCAAGGCATGCAAGTGACTCGGGAGCGGTGAGCACAACAGCTCGCGGCTTTAGTTCCCGAATCACATTGTCGATCACTTGCGTGATGTTTAGTTCCTCTTCCGGAATCCATGTCGGGGCTTTCCTCGTCATGTACTTCGTGAGCAACTGCCGGTTCATGATCTTGTGCAGTGACAAGACTCGAACTTCGTTGAGCGGAATGTAGTTATCCCGCATGAGCCTGACCCATGTGCGGTGGTACTGACCGGGCAGACCGAATCGATCAACAAACCAAGCAATCATTCCGATGCCTCCGCGACTTCTCGCAGCGCCGACACGAACTCAATCAGCTTCGGCTTGATCTTATCATAATGTGGCTGTTGAATCGGCGGCTCAGCCCGAGCGAGCCAGAGCCAATCGAACCCGATGTAGACTCGATCAAGGAGCAAATCCTCCATGTCTCGCATTGTAGGAGGCAAGCGTTGAATCGTGCCAGCCGGACCGATAAACGAGACATCCCATTTCTTGGCGAACTCGACGGTTACGTGCTTGAGCCAGTCAATTGGAATCGACACATACCCTACCATGTAATGCTCACCGGCGTTTGCCTTAGCGCGCTCCGGATGCGGGCACGCTGCCATGATAACATGATGGAGAGTGGACTCCGGACTCGAAGTGTGCACTAGCGAATGGCGCACCGTCTCCGCAACCGTGCCTGAACGACGAGTCGCCGACGCTTTAGTCGCCTTCACAAGAATCGTTTCCGGATTGGAAAAATCGAAGAGAGTGGTCATTGCTGTGTTCCTTGATTCTCTATAAAAAAGGGGAGAGCCGAAGCCCTCCCCCTCTTAGACTCGTCGATAAGGTTAAGCCGCCAAATCGACGACTTCGCCCTTCTCGTCGAGGAAGTCACGCTGGAGCGCTTCCCAGGTGAGTCCGGCCTTCTCCATCTGCTTCGGCGACAGCCAATCGAACGCGGCGACGTCCTGCCCGTTCTTGTTGGTGTAGTGGCGAACGCGAACAGCGATTCGCTTGCCGACAGCTTCATCGATCCAGCCTGTCGGGGCACCTTCGACTCCGCCCATGATACCCTTGTGCTTGAAGCCGACGATCTTGAATCGGCCCATGAGCAGCTGGATACCTTCCTTCACGTCCTTGCCGTAGAGGAAGATGCGCTCGCGAAGATCGCGGCCTTCCATACCTTCGGCGGATTCGTTCGGGTCGAGCGGCGCGAACGCAAGGACCGTGCCCTTCGTCGTGAGATTGTAGTTCATCGGATCAGCCGGGTCCTGCGGGGGCTGTTCGACGAACTTCAGTTCAGTCAGTTCGAGTACATAGATGCCTTGGCGTTGGAGTCGCGAGGTCTGTGCGGAAAGGTCGCTCGTGTCAACGGTAGCGAGGTCCATCAGATTGGCGAAGTTCATTTCCAAAGAATCAGACATGGAATCATCCTTTTGTTTGTCTGGTTTACGATCGTGGTTGTGACCACCGGAAGCGCCCGTGGCCGCGCATTGATCCCTGCCCGACTCAGTAGGCAGAGACAATTCTTTGAACTGGCACGATACCGTAGGGAGTCAGAATCATAAGCCAGAGTCCCATCGTTATCGCCCAGAGTGCGAAGGTGAGTGCCGCTTGCACGACAAGCCCGTCCTTCGGGATGCAAGTGCGAATCCACCAGAAGCTAATCGCGAGCGCAAGCAACGCGAAAACAGCAAACGGAGTCATTTCACACCTGCCTTGAACTCAGCGTGGGTGCCCTCGATCCACCACGTATCGCACGTGACAGGTTCCGGGACTCCATTCGTGAGTTTCGAAAACGGAAGATCCTCGACCTTCGCCTTACGGTTTGGTGGACCACCGCCGACTCGTCCGGGCTTCCGAGTGAAGTCAATCTCCGTACCGCCAAGGTTGTTGACGTAGAGCCAGCCGATATGATTGAATCGACTAACCATCGTTTCCCCATGCGGGCGCGAACACGACACCGGAACCTCTTTCGTCTCGCGAAGAATCAAGTCCTTCTGCTTGACGACTCCCGTTGATCCCGGCGGCTTGTCATAGACCTCGTACTTGGTGCCGTGCGCTTGAACCATGACGTGATATGGAACCTTCTGTAGAAGATTGCAGATGTACGTCAGATTCGCGTTGGCCTCCCCGTAGATGCCTTGATTCGTGCCTTCGAGCAACTCCGCTTTCTGCTCTGCGGAGCCGATCCCAAGAGCATCCGAAGATGTGGACGTCCACGAATCAATATTCACGAGCCACTGTTTCGGTATCTCCGAGGCCGCAAACTTCCAGACTCGTTCGTCGTCGGCGACACCGGGCAGGAGTTTCGACCAAAGTTGATTCCGATCCGGCATCCAAACCATTGGACGCGCTGGCGTCGAGCGAAGGAAGTTCGTGAGGAAGGTCATTGGTCGACTCGTAGGCAGGTAGAACGTCCGCTTCCGAGCCTCCGGCTTGTCCTTCATCGCGTACTTCAGAGCGGATGCGCCGTTGTCCGAGTCGATGTAGATCATCGTAAACCCGTCGATCGCCGCCTGCGCACCATACACGGACTTGCCCGCTTTCGAGTCAGCAATAGCCAGCAGATGAACCGGGTCGTCACCTTCTGGCAATTCGTCGAGTGTGCTTGCCATCACTGACCTACCTTGTCTGCATCGCGGTCCATGATTCGGTAGCTCTTGCCACCAGTCGCGAACCATGCGTCGATTCTAGAATCCCACGGCAGCCGCGAACGAATGGCTTCCGCCTTCGCCGCTGCAATGAGGCTCGAGTTGAACATCTTTTCGAGTCCATCCTGCTCCTTCAACTCGAACATCTTGCGAGCCGAGTGAGCCAGCTGGAATAGGTCAACGACTTGATCGTCGTCGCCTTCGAGAGTCACCTGCTTCTCGACCTTATCGAGAGCCTGCATCGCCATGACAAGGAACTGCCACAGCGCCGCCGCTTCGGGAGTCATCGGCAGATGCCCGTGTGGCCGCATGTGCGGGAGCGGAATCGGCTGGCGGAAGTTGATATCTTCCAGTCGGACTGTGCGGTTATTCGTCATGCCATCAACTCCCAGATCGGTTCGTAGATTCGAGTGCTCTCTTGATAGCCTTCGAAGGCGAACCAAGCGCGGATGTAGTCTGAGTCCCGCCGAGGGCAGATACCCATGTATGCGCACGGCTGACCGAATGCGTCACAGCCATGACTCCGCCGAGGCCAGTGCTGGTTCTCGGCGTATTTCTTCATGCGCTCAAGACGTTCGATCTTCAAATCGATTCCATCTTGCACCTGCTCGGGCGTATAATTGTACGTCCGAAGATTCACCATCGCTGGCGTCGAACCATCCGCAGCTGCGAAGTTCGACACGAGATAGCTGACTCGAAGGCCGTGTTCTTTCCAGTCATAGCCTTGCGCCTGTGATAGAATCATAGCATAGCCCGGACCCTGACCCGACCACTTGAACGCCGCTTCGTGCGCGCGCTCTTCCTTGATCGTTGTCTTCAAGTCAAAGACTCGTATCTCGCCGGTGTATCGATTCTTCAGAATGAAGTCGATCTTACCTTGTGTGACGAAGAATCCATGCTCGCCTGTCGGCAACGGCACAATGCCAAGTGAAGCATGAACGATTCGATAGGGCACTTCGATAGACAAACCGAAGTTGCCAATGTCGATCAGTTCCCACGACTCCCAGAACTCATCCTTAACAATCTGCTCAAAGAGCAGGATCGCTTCGCCGAGAGAGCGTTGCTTGATTCCAGTTTTCTTTTCCCCAAGCGACACCTGTTCTAGCGCCCACGGCCACCATTGAAGGAGAGTCCGATAACCCTCTTCAATTGCGAAGGCGTGATGTGCCTTGCGATCACGGCCGGGAAACAGTGCGAGTCGAGCCCATGCCTGAACAGCCTCGTGCAAAGCAGTACCAACTTCGGCGGCGAATCCAGTAGACCCGCCCTCCGGCATCTGCTGATACACGTGCATGAACTCGAACTTTCTCGGGCACGATTCGAATGTGCCGTCGATCGAGTGAGAGGTGACGATAGGTCTGAGATTCAGACCTTGCACCTCCAACGTATTCGAGCCTTTGAATGGGAACGCCATGTTACTTCCCTCCGAGGTTGGGCGCTCCGAACATAATGTTCTTGAAGGCGTCCTCGAATCCCTTGTTCTTCACCGAAGTCGTTTCCTTCTTCGCTGAACGCGTGGCTTTCTTCACCACCTTGACCTCGCGCAAGGCGAGGGCTTCTTCCCGAGTCGCACGGATGAACTTCATCACATTGCGAACATCCTTGTCGATGATAACGGAGTCGAACTCCGGCCGCGCCTTGAGCGTAATCATCAACGTCTGCACGTAGTTCCGAATGTCGATCAGCTTCGGCCCTTGTAGAGTCGCAGCGTTCTCGCTCTCCATCATTGCGTCCAGCGTGTCGCACAGTTCACGAACCGACTGCGTCGACTCAAGCTGGAGCTTCTGTCCAAACTGCTTGGCCTTCACATTCAAGTTCGTCTCGCGCTTCTCGACCGGCTCCATCGACTCGGTGTTGATGTTCGCCAATTCGTGCGTGTCGTACGGAACTAGGTCAGTCGACTCCGATTGCGTAGTCTCGCCCACGCCAGCGCCGAGAAGTTGCTGCGCCTGTGGAGTCACCTGAGGCAAACTTGTTTTCTCCTGTGTCGGTGGAGAAACGACCTTGCCCGAAATGAAAGGGTTTGTCAAGTCCTTTTTGGGCGAGTCGGGAATATTTTTTTCCTCGACCTTTGGAGTCGCAGTCTTAGCTGCATCAGCCTTGACTTGATTGAGCAGCTTGAGGAATGGATTCGGCTTATCTGCCATTGGACTTCTCCGGCATGCGAGTGAGTGTGAGGAAGGCGGCACGCATGCGAGTCTGCACGCCGCCTCCGATGCGGTCAACTTTGATGGCCTCACCCTTGATTCCGTTGTGGGTATGAGGCCAGCTTTCCGAGAACCTCAATTCAAAAGTGCGAGGAAGGCCGCGAGCCTTCCTCTCTTTTGCGAGTGCGACTCGAATCGCATTCACCTTGGCGTCCGTTTCACCACGTTCGCACCAGATGATAATGGATTGAGTCTGATTCTGACTCCAAGTGTGGAACAGATAGTAGAGTATCTGCGCCCCAGTCAGAGAGTGAACCATGCAATCGATGAAGCCCGGATCATATTGTCTGATCGGGAGTTGATTCACGATACCTCCTTATCCTTTCTGCGTTTCGTCGCCGTTGTCGGTGTGGGCGAACAGTTGAGCGAGGGCTTGTGTCGAAATCTGCGGAGGCTGATACGTTTCCGATTCAGCCTCTTCTCCGCCGTTCACATCATCCACATCGGACTCTTCCGTTCTGGCAGAGTCGGCGCCGGCATGGGTATAGTACCCTTCCGCGTCAACCTCCTGCGCCTCCTGAATCGGAACAGCGCCGACCGCAGAGGCAAGTTCCTCCGTGGGCTTCAAGGCCTGAACGTGACTCGTCGTGCCATCTGAGAACACAACTTCCGTCAGGTGCGGGTGAGTGTACCACTTCACCGGATGGAGTCGAGGATCGCCCTCAACGCGGAAGTATTTCGGGATGGCGCCGAGAAGAGACTTCTCAAAGATCACCTGATTAATGACTCGTTCGTCGTTAGCGACGTTAGATGTGTTCGTGTTCATTGGTAACTCCGTTGCTGGTTCCGTTGGTTGAAGGCCAATGTGGCCCGTGGATTCGGAATCGCTCGGCGATAGGATTAGCCCCATCGCCGAGTTCCAATAGCGCGTGGTACATATGATAGCAGCAGTCGTCATGAATCAAGATGCTGCCCACTGTACCAATCATGCGGCGATGCCCGTACTCCGGGTGCGCTGAGTCGCCACACGATTCGCAAATTAATGCCCGAAAAGACATTACTGTTCCCTCAGACTCCTTCTAACTGCGAGCGACTTGTACTTGTCGTGCACAGCCGCCCAATAGTCATGTCCCTGTGGACTCCGTTTCCAGATAAACCCACTGGCAAGTATCTCGTGGATCAACGCCGATTCAGCGGTGTTCCGTTTCACCCAACAGGCGGGACAATAAGGCATAGCCTCTGGCCCCTCTGCCAGAAATGAATCACATGCAGCCTTCAACTCCAAAGCCTCGTGCGGCTCCAACTTATGCATCAGCCATTCTAATTGACTCATCTCCGGCATTACCGTCCTCACTTTCTCGCCGTTTGATGCGCTCTCGTTTCTTCAATCGCTGCGATCAATTGATCGACTCGCAACTGTTGAAGCTGTGACAAACGCTTAACACTTTGCCACCGTCTCAGCAGTTCGGCAGCTTCGACTCGCTCATCGTAAGGCAGAGCCATGATGTGAAGCTGCAAGTATGCTATTTGTTTTACAAGCATTTGGATTCCCCAACCCGTTGTAAGAGGGGCCGAAGCCCCTCCATATTAACCGTCTCGCAGCGGAGTTAGCGGCGGGAACGTGACTCCCTTGCCGTTGATCCACTCGAAGCAGGTACGATCGAGCATGTCAGTGATGATGACTCGAACTACCCAACCCATACGCACGGCGACGCTGCTAGTATAATGTTTCGCTGCATCCATTGCGTTCTCGATCGGTACACCTCGACGGACATACTCGGATGACTCATCATCGAAGAACTGCACCACGTTAAACAGTTCTTCCGGATGAACGTCTTCGTTGACTACAACTTTCACGACTCAACCCTCCAATTCAACAGCCTTGCTGGCCGCTTCCCATCCGGCTTCCCAATCCTTGTAAGACTGGGACTCCGGCGCATGGCTGAACGGATTGTCGTGAATGGGTTGGCCATTCATCATGGCCTCCCATCCGAGTCGAACACGTTCCTGCCGTTTCTTCTGCAACATTGCGTCGAAGTCCACCATGATTCAATACTCCTCTTCATCGTCATCAGCAGTTGCGCCGGCCACGTAAGTTACGTCACGAGCACGGAGTCGAACAAGCACGTTCCCGTTCTGCATTACCTGCCGGTAACGATTCACCTTCTCACGCAAATCCTTACCGAAGATTTGCTGACGAGCCACAGCAGTGCTGAGTCCCATCGGCGTATACAGAACAATCACGCGCCGTCGAGCACGAGTGACTGCGGTGTAGAACCACTCACGACTCAGTTGCTTCTTCACCGCCTGATGCACGATCACGATAACCGTGTCAGCCTGTGAACCCTGCGCCTTGTGGACCGTGACGGCATACGCAAGTTGAATCGCTCCAACATCCGCTGCTGTCCGATAGGTCCGTTCCGCCCCGTTGTTGAACTTGACGGTAATGACGTGACTCGCCTGCTTCTCCGATGAAGTTTCCGTTGCCGTGAACTTCGACGTGTCCACACTCGCGAGTGAGAAGTCTGCCATGGCTTGCGTCATTGCCGCCTTGGCTTGACTCTGCCGGAACTCCATCACTTCCTTCTCGGTACCGAACATGTTCCGATTGCCAGACCAGTTCGGATTCGATTCGAGTTTGATGATCCGTCCAGTCAGACCGTTCGTTACGCGGTCCTTCATGTCCGGGCTTTCGTTCTTCGTAGCCATGACTCGATGGCCGACCGCAAACCGCTTCACGTCTCGGCCCGCGTCGATGATGTAGAGCGGGTGCTCTTCCGATGGAGGCTCAATGAGTCGAGACAGCGTACCATTGAGCGGGACCTGTTGGACGAAAGCCGACGAGTCATTCTCATCGTGCCCGTTCCCAGCAGTCAGGAGTAGATCCTGATACGGATCGAACAACGGCCTCTCCGGAGTACCCGGAGTCGGTTGCTTCCGAAGCCAATCGATCGCGCCCACGATTTTATCATGCGCTTGCGAAGCGTTCGCCGGAATCTCGTACCCGATGAAGCGCCAGTCCGGGTCCTTCGTGGGGTCGTCGAATTGCTTCCGATCAAACTTCCCCGTAAGAATCGCGTACGCGCCGTCGATGATCTTGTTCGCGGCTGCCTCTTTCTGGCGGTGAATCGTCGTGAGTTCCGCAATGCTCCAATCCTCCTTGTTGTCAATGCCCGCGCTCAATGCATAGGCGAACATGGTTGCATCGGCCACCGGCTTCAGCTGATTCAAATCGCCGATCAGGATCACCCTCGTGTGCGGGCGAAGCGCATCGACGACGTTGTGCCAGAGGTCGAGTCCGAGCATCGATGCTTCGTCGATGACGATCACATCGTGATCCAGCTTGGCAGTTGCATTACGAGTCGGGACGAACATTCCCTTATCGCCGCCGTCGCGATCTGCTGGCTTGTATTCGAGCAGCTGATGAATCGTTTTGCATGCGCCATGCAACCACGGCGGCAGCGTGTTCTTGATGACCTGAGTCGCGATGCCAGTGAATGCGCAGATCGCAATCGATGGACCCTGATCGCCAGTGAGTGACCGAATGCCGATAGCATTCTCGATTCCCTCGCCGCCGTAGATCATTTGAGCCAACGCGTGCTTAACCATGGTGGTTTTACCCGTACCGGCAGCACCAATCAGGCACACATGCCGACCGCGAATCAGAACGTCGAGCGCCTTCAACTGGCTTTCGTCGAAGTTGAACCCAGCCGCAGTGAGACCTGATTCCGCGAGAGTCTTAGGCGCACCGCCGAGCAGTATGTGGCCGACGTTGACTCGACTGGGCGCAGTCGCCGCAGCTTGTTTAGCAACGGCAGTATTGCTCGCATTAACGTATGACTCAAGGCGCTTTTCCTCCGGCTTAGTCGCGGGCGGCAAACCCGCCACTTGCGCGCGCTGTTGAACTTTGATTCCGCCCATCAAGCGGGCAAGTTGCTCTTGTGAGATAGTTGCCATAATTGTGACTCCTTACTTCTTGAGAACGAGGGCATTGAACGCTGCCGCGAATCGCGGATCGATCTGCGTTTTGCTCTCGCGCTTTTTAGTTTCAGATTTAGGCTTCGGCTGCGACTCCGTTTTCGCCTTCATATTCCGACGCAACTCTTGCGCCATTTGCCATGCGCCATTTTCATGGTAGTTAATCGGAGTCTTTTTACCGTGAATGGCCGAGTGAGCAACGCGCAATTCCGTACGCGATTCCATACGACGGCGGTTCTCAAGCCGGATGCGGTCAGCTTCCGACAGAGTTTTTTGGAAATGCGGAATCACAATCTTCGGCAGATGCTCGGCAGTCATGGCCATAATGGCTTGCGCCAGCTTCGAACCAGACTTGCCAGCGACTCCATCGCGCTCCGTTACGTATATCATCAACTCGTACAGATAGGTGATGACAGCATCAATCAGAGTCACATCTTCCGTAATCCGGAGCGGGTCGGCAAAGGTATCTTGTACCTTACGCGGCGACTTAGCGAGTCCGAGTTTAGAGAATGCCGAGTCAAATGCCCATAGCGTGTGCCAGTAAGGCATCGAGCAGTACGAGTCAATGACTGCGAGTTTCTGCACATACGCGGCGGTCTGCATAGCATCCCATGTCATCGCCGTATCGTACATATGAATCGCAAACAACATGCGATCCTTCGCTTGATCCGACGGCAATGGTTCAGCGCCAATGTGCGGATAGAACAAGCGAGTCAGCATGTAGGTCAGAACCTTAACTTGCCCGGTCGCGCCAGCATTGAGCATAGGCACGAGAGCTTTCTCACGAATCCCACGCAGCGATGGAAGAACCTGCGAATTGAACGTGAGCGCACGCAATTCCCAAGTGTCAATGAGTCGTTCTTGCGTGATCTTGGAGTCAGCTTCGACTTCGCCTTGCAAGGCAATCAGAATTTCGCCAGCCTCAAGCGTGGCATAGGGCGCGCCAGTCAGGCAGCAACGAATCTTGTCGAGTCCGCGCTCTTGTATCTGGGCCAATGTTTCGTTAACGAGAGTCATGATAAGTCTCCTTTTGGGAGTGAGGTTAAGTCAGTTAAACAGGGCGGAAGGTAACTTCGATTCCCCGGTGAGATGCCCAGCGCAATGTGCGGATAGCACGAGTCATGTGCTCGTCCGACTTCATTTCCAGAATGATTGCGATGGCCTTGTTTGATTCGTCACGATAAGTCATCACCATTTTCGTGATTAGCTTGTGGACGTGAAGGTCTTTAACGATTCGTGCGGTAGGTGACATGCTTAAAACTCCCATTCTTTTTCAAAAGCTGCCAAGACTTCTTTCGTGATTCGAATCATTTCCTGCTCGTCGGCAGTAAGGTCATCGATTTTCGAGGTAATCTGAATCAGCTCATAAAGCGAACGGTATTCAAGCAGGTCGTATTTCGCAGCTTGCGCCCAGATTGAGTCAGGCCAAAGTTTAGCCTTCGATAACAATTCGATATGTTCTTTGTAAACTTGCATGTGAGTCAGACTCCATAAGGAAAGGTAACGCTAGGCACAATTCGCCCGCACCGACCATTGCACCACATTTCGCAGGTTGTGTCAAGTCTTTCTTACAACCGGCGGGAGAAAATTAGTGTTGCAAAAATGTCACACTTTCTCCCGCCAGCAACGTCATTCTGAAATGAGCGAATCAGGCGCTTTCAAACTGCACGTCGACTCCGAGACGCAAGCATGTAGCTACAATGCCGGCGATCGTGATGTTGAAATCGAATCCAATGGCGGGACCGCTCAACTGCGTGATCATCGATCGCCACGTGTTGAGAATCATCAAGAGCCACAAGCCGGGATCGATTGTTGATTGTGCCGCGTCATTCACTGTTGCTTCGCGGACTCCATCGATCGGGAATCCATGAAACGCAAACTCTCCCTTGCGCGTGCGGAGCAGGAGAGGTAGGCCGAGGATCATCTGATTCACAATCTCAACAACCGATCCAACCTGCCGATGGTCAACGAAATCGAACCAGACTGTTTGTGCGGTTGCTGTTTGAATCTCCTTCTTGAGCGCAGTCTGTAACGCCTCCATGTCGATCACGAGCGCCCAGTTGCCGAGGACTTTGCGGTCGACTGGACTCATGGAGAAGATCGGCATATCCATCTTCAGTTTCATTCGCTTACCTGCCATGACTCAATTTTCCTTCTTCACGATGTTAGCGAAAGCAGCAGCGAATCCGACAGCTGCAGCAGTTTGTTTCTTCAAGCGTCCAGCCCTCTCGAGTCGCTTCGCTCGCTCGGCGGACGCTTCATGGAGCAGTTGCTCTCGATCGATTGATTCGGGAGAGAACAACATGCGAATGGCGAACTCTCGGTGTTTCAAGTAGGCGGCGACCCAACGTTCGCTTGCGGTTTCTCGGAGTCCGTCGGCACTCTCTTCATATTGTGGACCGAGGCTAGTGAATCCGAACCAGACTCTTGGCGCCGCAGTTGGTACGGTTTTGAGTGTCGCGCCGTGTTCGAGTTTTAGCGGATCGCCGTCAGGAGTCCATTGCAGTTTCGACCCATGTGCCAGCGGCTTTGCGATAATACCGTTGATGGACCAGTTGCGAATCGACATGCCCGGCGGTGTGTGTAGTGTTGAGCGGTGTGTGGGCATGCCCGGTTGAGTCAGAAGTCGCTCCATCACACTGGCACGTAACGCGTGGAGTTCGTTTAGGTAGATATAGGAGTCGAAGATCTCATGCGAGGCAAGACCATGATCGATGAGACGATTCGTAACTCGTGGCCACTTCTCCGACTGGCTGTATCGATGTTCGAAGTCGTCGCGCAGGTGGAATCCAACAACAGTTGCCGTTTTCATCGGCGGGCGGTAGACAGGAGCGAAGCCTTCGACTTGATTCATGTTCTCCCGATCACCACGGTTCAGAACCTCGCCGAACAACGAGTTGAGGGAACGATTTGCAGGGACTACTCGATTCTCACCACATGCGTAATTGCGAGGTGATGTACCTGCGAATCCATAGGGTGTTGATTGCGGGAGCAGGAACGGCTGTGGCGGGAACATTGGTAGGTTTGCGCCGTCTCGATGATTCGGCATCGGCCAGCTCTCACACGTAAGGAGCCATGCAAGAGACGTTAGTCGAGTCGGCTTTGGGATATCATCGTCCCAGAAAAGATAGAGCGGCTTCTCCTTTGCGTCTCGCTTTGCGATCAGGAGTTGAGTCCATACATCTGCGATCAGGCCGAGGAATGAAACGTGGGCTACTTCATGAACGAGTTCAAGCCAGTTCGCATCTTCAGGAATCAGCGGCGGCATGAAATTCGGCAAGCCCGGAATGGTGATGCAGTCGTCGATGCCATGCGCTTCTCGAACGAGTTGAGTCATGGCGTCAATCATCTGCCCAGTCGGTTCCCACGCTGGTTTGAATCCATGTGAGAGCAGGCGCTCTACGTTTTTATGCAATTGCAACATTTTATTGATTCCTTAGCGTGGCTGGAGGTTGTAGAAGTGCTGCTCTAGCGTTAACCCTGTGACCTTTTGAACTAAACTATTAAGTAGCGCCGGTGCAAACGATTCAAGTTCGGGATACATGCGCACGATCTGGTCGCGAAACTGCACGCTGTAACGATTCACAGTGATGCCAAGTGTGTACGCCTTCTTCAAAGCATACATGATATCGTCAACATCCGGCGACGACTCCGCTTCTTTCGCTTGCTCCTGCTCCGCCTCATGTTGAGCGCGCAAATCAGCATCGTTGTAGCCACGCAGGAACATATGAGTCAGGAACTGAAGCACCTGCATCTCATAGTCGGAGGGCCGTCGATTGAATGAGAACACAAGCTGTTCCTGCGCGACTCCACGCCTCACCCCAATCGCCTCCCGCAAGGTGAGCGGTTCGCCTTCGTGCATATCAACGACTCGCTGCTTGTCCCGCAATTGCAATCGAACGCGCTCGCCGATCTGCGAAACATTGGAGTCATTAACTTCTTTGGTTTGGGTTTCGGTCTCCCTCGCTTCGCTTGGCGGATATGATTTTAAGTGAGCGCGAACGGCTTTGCCTTGATCGATTCCAGCTAGCCTGCACGCGGCATTCCAGCAACGGCCGTTAACTGTGAGCGTGTTGTTGCATTCGATGCACTGATTGATTCTGGCGATAGTCATTTGCTGATTCCTTCTGTTGTGTTTCAGGTGCGGGACCGCTTAACGCGGGTCCTTTATACCGAGAGCCTCTCGAATCGCTTTTTTCGTGTCAATGACAGCCATCGCGTAAGCTTGTTCGAGAAGCTGTACTGTTCGCTTGAATCGCTCTTGCTCTTCATCCGTATTGAGAAATTCAAGCTGAACTAGCGACATTGGATTCCGCGATTGAATCCGCACCATATCCCATTCATCATCAATGGACATAGGCGTTGGTGCCCATCGATTCTCACTGTCAATCTTGAAATAGCTCAAAATGCAGTAGTCGCGGATATCGCGATGATTCCATTTTTGTGTCATGTGATTAACTCCATTGGTTGTGTTAGCATCGGTATGTTACCGTGCGTTAGTAGCTGACGCAGCGGGTCTCGGTTTCCATCGCTTCGCAATGCGGGCGAGTCAAATGACTCCTTTCCGCGTGCGCGCGTTCCTTATAATTGGTCGTCATCCGGCGAGTCTCGACTGTGGGAAATTCGTGACTGCACTTGTTTGAAGGCAGCGAGCATTTTGTTCTCGACTCCCGATCGCTCCTGCTCACTACTACCTCGCAAGTGCGGAGCTTCGGATAGCAAGCTCGCAATGATTCCTCGCATCATCTGCTCTTGCGGGTCCGGCTCTGGCGCGGTAGCCTTGCGGAATGCCTGCGCGAATCGTTCTTCCACGTCAACGAGCGGGACCGCTTCGTCATCACCCTGTTCCATCATTTCCTCCTGTTGCGCTTGCGGCGAGATTCTCTGTTGCGATAACAGCCTGACTCATAGGCACATCGATGCTATCAACATCAGCAACACGTGTCTCGGTCTCCACCGGCTTCGCGGTGCGGCTGTTATGAATCGTGCGATTCAACAACTCACCGAATATGCGCTGCTTCTTGAGTGCTGGCCTACGCTCTTCGTCTAAGCATCCGCACGATTTGGTGCCTGCTTTGAGTCCATCATATAGCATGATCTTGGCATTACCGCAATCACAGTGCACTAGGACTCTCACACGGCGATGACTGCCCTGACCAACAGCTCGCTGAATCACAAGCCTGCCAACTCGCTTGCCCACTAGGTCAGCCCTTGGTGCACGCTTTTGATAAAGCTCTGATTCAGCAAGCTCCCTTAACTCCTTGAGCAGCGCCGAACTATACGGCTTGAGCGGTTGTCTCTCCATGTTGACTCCGACCTCCTTCGGGCTTGTGCATCAGTACCCTAGAGTGTAGCAGAAATGAGCCTATATGTCAATCGGAAGAACGATCAATAGCCTAAGAGAAAAAGTTGTTCATTCGATGAATCAACTATAGCCTTCGCATGTTTTATGAGTCCATTCTTCGTATGGAAACATACGCCCATTATTACTGCACTCCACCCTACTGGTGCACAAGGCCGTACCACTGCCGACTCAACCCCATGTGACCGGCGAACGCATGATTGCCTCTCGAATGCCAGCCTGCGCAGCGCCGAACGAATCAACCCCCTGCCAACCGGCCGACCTGTGACAAATCGGCAACACAACCGCCGGTCGGACTCCGGCTCGTTTCGGCGGGAAATGGCACGAGCGCACATGACGCGCCTACACGCACGAGCGCGCACGGATGGCCGTCGGTCGGCTCAAGTGAAATAATTTCCAGCGAATGCATTTTGTGGATTGACTTCGGCAGCGTTTGGCCCACATGATGATGGCAGTTAAGCAATTCCGCTTAACGAAACAAACCGCTAACGAATCAAAGGAACTAGCAAAATGACTCAGGTTAACGCAATCACGTCCAAATCCGCCGAATACGCAAACGCCCGCAAGGTTCTCGGCGACTATCGGAAGGTCTTTGAATCCACGACTGACGCAATCGCGGCACTTCGCGGCATCTTCGCCACGGAAGGATTCCCGCAGGCTTTCCCCGTTGTCGGCGCCCGAATCGGCCTTATCGATGTGACCGGCGAGGATTCGATTCCGCCGTTGGCCGATTGGCCGGAAGAATATCGCACGGAAGGCGTCAAGGTTGCAATCACCTTCATCGGCGTTCGTGGGATTCCGGACCCACAGAATCCGGGCAAGGACGTCAACGGCGCGAAAGGCTTTGCGCTTTATCCGCTCCACCCGTTGGACGCGATTCAGTCCGACGAGTCCGGCCTCGATTGGTTGTGGAAGGTCGCGGAGAAGGAAGCATCGCATGTTGCCTTGCGCCAGTTGCGCAATGTGAATCCGGCGCTTGGTTCCGACGCTCTGGCACAAGCGGCCATGGAAATGCCGCTGACGGTTTCGGATTACGTCGAAGAATCCACCCGCGAGAGCATGGACACCACGGCGTTTGATACGCTGTGGAAGCAGTTCCGCAAGATGCTTTCCGAGTCGCCGGCAACGGCCGCGCTCGTCGCTCGTCTGCCGTCGAAGGCGGAAGTGCTCAAGGCGATTCGCTCCAAGAGCTACGCGGAGGAAGCCTATCCGGAATTGGAATCCATGGGCTCCTTCAAGTGGATGGCCACGACGATGGCGGCAATCATCGACCAGATGCGCGCCGCTGCCATTCAGGAGGGGACCGACTTCGATCTGGATTCCGACGAGATCAAGGGATGGCTTGCCACCCGCGACACCAAAGTCTTCGCGTCCGCGAAAAAGCCGGAGGCGGACCTATCCAGCGTGGACTTCGGCGCATTCATGGCGGGAGTCGGCGTGGCCAATGGCGACGAAGGCGAGACCGGCGAGGAATCCGGCGACACCGGCGAGACGGAAGGCAAGGACGCCTAACCAATCATCAACGACGAATCGAAAGGCGCGGAGCAATCCGCGCCTTTTTTGTTATGAGGCATTGCATTCAGTCGCAAATCGTGGGATAACGAATCAGGCAATCCCGCCTGACCTACGGAGTTACTCACATGAATGTCACCCGCGACCTGACCCTTATCATTTCTGAACTGACGAATGCGCTCGAGTTTGCGAAGCTGATTCAAGCGGAATATGAGGCGAACGGTAACGACTCGTTGGCAAACATCGATTACGGCGCATCGCTCAATACGAACCTACGCTTCGCCCGCCAGTCATTCGCCTCGCTTGATGACGCTGGCCTGTTCACGATGGGGGAGGCGTGAGCATGGCCCGCGACTCACTCGCCCTCATCGCCCTGCTCGCCTTCATCCTCGCGATCTGGGCATGGTCGATTCCAGCCCCGCCGCTGCCGGTCTGACCCAGAACCGCCCGCAACCTCTGGACTCCCGGAGGTTGTGGGACCCCCTTCGATTCAACCGGGGGGGGTATCCCCCCTTAAGCGGCGCTCGTCGCAGTATTAAGATAATCGCCCAATAAATTGCTTCGGATTTTTGCAGGAAGTTGACTCATGACAACCCTCCCGACCCCTGAATCTTTCCTTGCGGACTTCGGTTTTGAGGCGCCAGCTGGGACTCCGAAGGTGGACACGAGCGCGGTGAAGAAGAGCGTGGCCGCCACAGGGGTGAGTAAGGAGTTTGCGGATCTGTTGACTCAGTATGCGGCGGCTTATACCAGCGCGTACGAGTTGAGCCAAGTTAAGTGGGGGCCGCTTGCGCAGAGGCTTGGGACTCAGCCGGAGTTTCTTGCGGAAGCGGCGGCTTTGCTGGATCAAGAGGGGGCGCTTTGGCAGGCGGTTCTCGGGGCGAGAATCAAGAAGGCCTCAGCGGCGAAGATTTTTAGGGATAGCGCATGGGAGCAGCTTGAAGCTCTTGCGGTGAATCGCTTGATGGTCATGGCCGAGAAGAACCTTATTCGGGACCCCGGGGAGTTGTTGGCAGTGGCGAGTCATGCTCGACGCGCTAACGAAGCGAAGACCGGAGGTGGTCCCGGCACTGGTGTTGGCGGCACGACGGTTAATATCAATATGGGAGCTGAGTCAATGGACGGCGAAAACGGATTGCCCGCAGCTGGTGCGAAGATGACCATTGACCTCAGCCCTAGAGTCGCTGGGGCACTGGCGGCTAAACGGGAGCCGTCGAGTGGGATCGGTGGACGAGTCATTGATGGGCAGATGCTCTCGGCGCAGGAGTTGCGCGGCGCGCTTGAGGCTCAACGGAGTGTAGCAGATGCGGATTCCACCGAGGAAACGCAAGACGGCACGGACGTCTTTGCGGAAAATGGTTAAGCGTATGGGCCTACGACTCACAGTCAAAAGGAGACTGAAATGAACGCGAATACGGGCGGTGCGCCCTATGTGGGTGCGAGTGCTGGAGGTGTTGCGGATTCAGTCGCGATGTCTCCGATGGTTGTTGATCAGTTGAGAGTCAAAGCTGCCGGTGCGGCTCACATTCTCAACGAGTTGACCGACGAGCAGAGACTCAAGTTGGTGAGTTACCTCACTGGCCGGCTCAGTGCGGGCGTTATTGCGCGGAATCGCAGGGCGACTCGCATGGCGAAGATCGATAAGTTGATTTCGACGTGGCAGAAGCTGGGGCCAGATGACTCGGAACGCGAACGCATCGAGGACAACACGGGTCGGCAAGCAGCGTTGCCGATGAATCTGCCGATTCTCGCGTCCTCGCTCTCGGACATGTCGAGTTACTTCGCGGAGGCATTGGCGCCGATCTCGAATCCGTTCTTCTCTGCCGACGGCGATCAGAAGATGATGCCGCTGCTTCAGAAGTTCAATCGCGATGCTGCGGCGAGGAATTACTTCGGAGAGTTGAATCTCACCATTCGCTCGCTCCTGAAGTACAACCTCGGTGGATTCCGACTCGACTGGGACGACGGTAAGCGTTTCGGGCGCACAGTTGGTTCGGCGGGGAATCACTGGCGCTCGCTCGACCTTTACAACACGCTGTGGGATCCGTCGATTCGAGTGCCCGACGAACTCTCTACGAAGGGAGAGTGGGCCGCAACGGTCACGTTGGAGAATCGACTCGAGATCATGCGGCAAGCTGTTTCCGGACAGTGGGTCGGGCTTGATGATATTGTGGCAAAGGGAGTCGACAGCGGCGCCAAGGCCACTTATTACAAGGAAGCCGCAGTCGAGGCCAAGCTGGGCGATGAAGGTCAGGACTCGCGTACGTCCGCCGGCAGCAAACAGGGCGCCAGCATGGACTGGGGTGGGTACGGGCTTGGACTCGCGACCGATCTGGGGCCGGAAGTCGATGGCTTCGAAGTCGTGGACATGATGTGCTGGTTGATTCCGGTGCAGTTCGGCCTTCTCACGAAAGCGGAAGAAAGCGAACTCACGCAGGCGGGAATCGATCCCGACACGTATATCGAGCTGTGGAAGTTCAAGCTGGTCAATGACTGCCTCGTCGACGCCAAGCCGTACGTTGAGCGCAGCTTTGCGATTCAGAATGAGAAGATCGAGCTGCCGTTCTATCTGTCGTTCCTGACTCGGGATCAGCTTAAGGAAGCCCAGCGGTCCTATATGGAACTGCAGAAGGGATTCCAGCGGTTCGGCTCGGCGATGTACAACATCTATATCGCCGGTATGCGGAAGAATGTATGGGGTCAGAAGGTGATTGACCCCAGCGCCATCGACGACAGCCAAGTCAAACCGGGGGAGGTAGCCGGAATCATCAAGACCAAACAACAGGGTCGAGATGTTCGTACCGCCATCACGGAATTGAATGTGGCTTCGGGCGTCAGCGAGTCGCTGAATGCAGTCGATTCCAGCATGAACTTGAAGAACCAGTTCTTTCCGAGTCAGTCCCTGCCCTCGCAGGTTGCAGGCATTGACCGTGCGGTGAAGAGTCAGGTTCACACTGTGGTGCAGGGCGCGACACGGAGTCTGCGCACCGTACTGCGGACACTGGATTCGAGCTTGATGCTCCCCTCGCGTATGGGCGGGTATCGGAATCTGAAGTGGTACGACAAGGAAGGCATCGCCGGACTAACGGACGAGGATGTGGCGAAGCTGATGGGCTCTGGTATTGAGTCCATGGAAGCCGAGCGTGTGTCGGAGATTCTCTGGCAGCTACTCTATGCCATCATTCAGAATCAGGAAGCGATGATGACCTTCGATGTGCCGAAGATTCTGTCCTATCTCGGCCGAGTTGGGAATCTCAGCGTCGATCTTGGCTCGTTCGCGAAACAGCCGCCCGCACCCCAAGGTGCTCCCGACGGGACTCAAGTTCCACCCCCAGCCGCAACGTAGCGGCGTAACCTAGGAGAATAGTGTGCAGGAACCAGCGAATCAACAAGTGGCGGGGATGTTCTCCCCCGTGCTGAACATCGGCGATGCGTTCATGGAGTCGGTTTTGGATCGACTCTCCAAAGAAGATCTCAAGGCGGTGCTTGATCTTCTGCAAGATGAGCGGGCGGCTGGGCTCTTTGGAGTCATTCGCATACATTGCCAGCAAGTGTATCTGTCGACTTCGGCGCTTGAAGGTATCGATCCGAAGACGTTGGATCATGTGCGGACTCAAATGTTCGCACTCATGTCGGTGCAAGAAGCACTGATAAAGCACGGGATGCAGGCGCGGGAGGGACACCCTCGGCTGACTCCGCAGACTGAAGAACCGCAGCAGTAAGCTGCAATCGCATCAATAAACTCAAACGAGGGTATGGGAAGATGAAGACGAGACTTGGATTTCTGAACTCACTGCGGGCCAGTGTTTGCTTTGCCCCGCCGGACGAACTCACTGGAATCGGCAGCTTTGGCGGCGGCAACGACGATAACAGTGGCGGCAACGGATTCGAGAACCCTGGGCAGCAGAGTTCACTGATCGGTGTTGGCGGCGCTGAAGAGGAAGAGAATCCCCTGAACGAGATTCTGACGGCATTCGCTGACGAGGATCCCGGCGATGATGACGACCCGGCGAATCCACCGGCGCCCCCTGCCATCCCGCAGGAACAAGTGACGGCTATGCAGACGGCGGTCCAGAACGCCATCGGCCAGATGCGAATCACTGATGACATGATCCCGCAGGACTTCGATCCGAATGATCGTGGGCAGCTGACTCAGGTCATGAATCGCATAATGCAGCACACGATCGCGCAGTCGATGAACGTCGTGTTCCAGCCGGTGCAGCTCGCCATGAAGCAGATGGCGATGACTCTGCAGAACCAGATCGACACGAAGATCACCGAGAGCCAGACGGGGATGCGGGACTCGACGGTCCTGGAGTCCATCGTGCCGGAGATCAACGATCCACAGTATGCTGGACTCGTGAAGAATATGGACGCCACGCTGAAGGCGAAGGGCAAGAAAGCGAAAGATCGTGCGACGACGATTCGCAAAATGCTCAACCAGATGGGCGTCCAGAGCAGCGGCAACAATCGGCGTACGGCGAATCCAGGCGGCGGTGAGAGCAACGCCACGATCAAGACGGGACACGCGGCACTCGATTCGTTCTTCGGTTCCTTTACACCGCCGCAACAGCAGCGGAATCGTTAAGCGTTAGCGGTAACTAGGGCGGGCGCTCCGGCGGCTCGCCCTTCTTTTTGCGCTGAATCCAGAGGTGAATCAAAATGGCCGAATATGAATTTGACAAGCAACAGCTGATTCAATTGATTCAGCGTGACTGTGAGCTGTTTCTCAGTTTCTATCTGGGAGACAAGCTCGATCTTGGAATCCCGGAATTTCACAAAGAAATCTGGGAAGAGTTTCTGCACCTGCTCGACGAAGTGAATGAGCCAGATCGACTCGTTGGTATCCTCCACAAGCTGCTCGGTGTGCCGCGCGAACACGCCAAGACGACTCTCACGAAGCTAGCGGTGATTCTATTTTTCCGCTACAGCAAGCTGCGCTTTCTTGCGTATGTGTCGAATACGGGGCCGTTGGCACTTAACGCGATTCGAGATATCTTCAACTGGCTCACGAGCCCACAGGAGAAGCAGCTTTACGGCGAGCCGATTGTCGAGAAGAAGAATGAATCGGATTCCCTTTTCATTTTGCAAATTCACATTCCCGGGCAGACTCGGTTGAAGCGTGTGATCATGAAAGGTTTCGGTGTAGAGACTCAGATTCGAGGGATGAACCTAGACAGCGATCGGCCTGATCTGATGGTATTCGATGACGTTGAGTCGCAAGAGACCGCATCTACGATAGCTCAGCAGTCGAAGCTCGATACGAATATCATGGGTACGGCTCTGAAGGCGATGGCGAAAATGGGAGTCGTCATCTTCATCGGCAACATGATCAAAGAGACGACGCTACTAGCTCGACTCTCGAAAGAACCCGAGTGGCGAGCAGTCGTCTTCGGTTCGATCATTCGTGGGGCCGATGGCAACCTGCGTCCGTTGTGGCCTGAGCGATGGAGTCTCGAAGCACTTCTCGAAGACTATGGCAAGTTCCGACGACTCGGACTCGGCCACGTCTGGGAAGCTGAAATGATGAACCTGACCTCGAAACAGATTCTAGGTGAATCACTTGAGGAATGCCCGCGTCCCCCACGGCCGATGGCAGAAGAGATTGAAGCTGGATTCATTACGCTCGATCCCGCTTTTGGGACCAATGCTTGGAATGATGAATCAGCATTGACGGTGCACGTGCGAATGAAAGGGGGCGATATACCTCTCGTCGCGGAGACGTGGCACGGGCGAGTCAAAGAGGAAAGGGTATTCGACGAACTTCTCGCCATGTCCTATCGCTGGGGGATCACGACGTGGTGTATTGAGTCAGTTGCGGCCCAACGTCTTTTGATCGCGCTATTCCGCGCATATCTCGTGCAGCGTGGCATGAGCGCGGACCTGTTCCTGATGCTACCAATCACCGGCGGTAAGGAATCAAAAGCCTCACGCATTGTCGCCTTCAGATCGGCATGTGCCAACGGCTCTTACGGAATCGTCGAAGAAGAACAAGAACTCGTTCAAAAGCTAGAAGAGTACACCCCTGATAGCAAAACTCACGACGACGTATGCGACTCCGCAGCATTCGGTGTTATCGTCTGGGCATTGCACGGAACACTCGTAAAAAGTCAAGGGCGAGTCGACATCGCCGGCATGCTCATGGGTCAGTATGAGAGTGGCGAACATGTCAGCGAAGTGCAGCACGCAATGTATTGACTCCATAGTCCCGTTTCACGATCGGGACCGTAGGGCGAAAAGAGCGAGGGGTCCCCGGATTCACGAGCCCCTTGACGGCAGGGAGGCGCCGTACGATAGCGACTCGAGGCGGGAGGTACTCCCGCCTCGATGGGAGCGTAAGCGGACGAAGCGCCGATTCGCAGTCAAGGGATCAGCGAGTTAATCTGGGGTAGCTCTGCCCGGAGGTCTAGCCAAATGGACTCATATTGGGGTCGCAATTTCTCTGATAAGGCCCGCATTCAACCCCTTGCGCGCGCGTATGATTTCGCCAATTCTCAAAAGGTAAGCCGCTGTTACATGTCAGCGGTGCTGACTTGGACTCAAAGGAGACTCAGAATGTCCATTCGTGGAATCTTTGCCTCGCACAGCGGTATCGTTGGCGAGCGTGTTGGCGACCTAGCGAGTCGCGTACTGCAGATGGGATACACCGGCACGGCGCCTCTGCTCGCCATGTCGTCCGGTATGCCGAAGGAAGCTGCCGGTGATACCAGCTACAGCTGGACCGAGGATTCACATATCTCCGGTAACACCACGGCAACCGCTGGTGCACTCGTCGGCGCGACGACCATCCCTGTCGAAGATGCGAACATCTGGACCGCGCACACGGTCATCATGAATCAGACGACCGGCGAATACATGTTCGTCACGGCGATCAACTCGGAGACCTCGGTCGAGGTTCTGCGTGGAATCGGTGGCACGGTGGCAGCGGCCGTATCCGACGGCGACGTCTTCCAGCATGTCGGCACCGCGTTCGAAGAAGGTGGCGGCAAACCGCAGCCTGTGACTCAGAAGGGCGAGAATCGCACCAACTACGTCCAGATCTTCAAGAATGGCTGGGCCATCACCGGCACCGCCAAGGCAGTCAAGTTCCACACCGGCTCGCAGCTTGCGTACAACCGGAGTCAGGCACTCGGCTACCACGTCGAAGACCTCGAACGCTCGTTCATCTTCGGTCGCCCCGACATTCGTTCGGTCAACGGCAAGCAGATGCGCATGTCCGGCGGAATCGCCTATCAGGTCGAAACCTACGGCGGCCTGATCGAGTCGGCGAACTCCGGTGGTGTCGCCGGCGATCTGTCGTTGTCCGATCTCATGGGATTCATCTCCCGCATCTTCGACCGAAATGTCAAGGGCATGCCCAACGAGCGTCTGACGTTCACCGGCACTCCCGTTCTGCGGACGATTCAGGACCTGGTGCTCAACAACACCAGTTACCAGATCACTCAGGGCGAGTCGGCCTACGGCATCAAGGTGATGAAGCTCATCGGCGTGAATGGCGAACTGAGTCTCGCGACTCACCCGCTGTTCAACGAGAACGCGATCTGGGGACATGAACTTCATGTCTACCACCCTGGACTCATCAAGAAGCGCGTGCTTCGTGATACGTGGGAAGAAACCTTCGGCGCTTCTTCGTCGAACAACAACGGCATCGACGCCGAGGAAGGATTCATCGCAATCGAAACCGGCTGGCAGGCTCAGGGTGTTGAAACCATGGGCATCATGAAGAACATTCAGGCGGCGGCCGAATAATGATTTGAGTCGGACTAGTCTGTCAGTCCTCACCTCCCGGTAAATGGCAGACGCCCCCATAGTCCGACTCTCGGGCGCCCTAGAGATTCCGTTACTTGCTGGTTCCGGTCTCTAGGGCGCCTTTTTTATTTGTAGGGGACTCAAACGTAGGGCCAGCAAAGGAGACTATCATGGCTGACGAAAGAACTTCCGTATTCTTCCACAAGAAGTACCGCCGGTATCGGATCGGCCGCTTCGAGTTCAAGAAGAACTATCTCCGACTCACGACGAACGCCGACCGCGAAGAATTCCTCAAGCTGGTGAACGACCCGAAGTTCCCCAAGCGCGAGGCGATTCAGATCGTCGAAGTTAATGAAGAAGCTCGTGCGCAGTCCGAACGGTCCGTGCTCGAAAGTCAGACTCCATCGCCCTCGGTCGATGGTTCTGACACTTCTGTCGTTCGCGGCGCGATGAATGCCAGTGACATTCTGACCGCGAAGGACGTACAGCGAATCAATGATCTGTCGTCCAAGCCTGGCCAGAGCGCCGGCGGTCTGAATCCGACCCCCAGTGCTCCGAAACCAACGTTCGACATTTCGAAGATGAATCTCGGCGCCGGCAATAACGGCGGCAATTCGTAAGGATCGACTCCAATGACTACGTTCTCTCAGTTGGTTGACGATATCGTCATGGAACTTTTGCGGCCAGATATGAAGGCCACAATCGTTTCGTATACGAATCAAACGATCCGCGATGTACACTTCCGTCCTGCAGTGAATGCGCCGGTATTGTACGATGCGAATCGTTATGAAGACGAACTCGCCATCACAACCGAGGGAACGTATCTTTGGTCGATTCCATCGAATACGCGTTTTCAAGATGTTGAAGCAATTTTCATCAACGATATCGGAATCTACCTTGACCGGCGAAACCCGCGAATCGCCCTTAAGGAATCCTTCGAGCCTCATGCAGATAAGTATTGGTATCGAAGCGGCCCTACGATCGCGATGCATGGAGTCGCGTCCGGCTGGACAGGGAAGATTTCCTACCACATGTTCCCTCGCATACTTGCGTATAAGCCAAAGACTGGCACGGATGCGAGAACAATCAGATTCGATCCGAACGCGGACGAATACGTCCTGATCGGCGGCGGTGCTCCCACTGAGTCGCAGCTGGAACTCGAAACCAATTGGGTTCTGCAGCGCTGGGGAGATACCATCAAGGAGGGAGTCAGAGCCAAGACGTGGAAGCGCCTTGGTGAGATGGAACGAACCAGATTGGCATACAGCGCATTTGAATCGATGCGCACGTCGATCTGGAACAGCGAAGCTTCGAGCTAAGGAGAGCCAGCATGCAACAGAATCGCGATACGTGTATCGAACTTGTCTTCGGTCACGAGAAGGGCTTTGTGAATCGGCCCAAGACGGATGCCGGTGGTGCCACGAATATGGGCATCACGCAGAAGACTCTGTCGGCTTGGCGTGGTCACGCAGTCACCGTCGAAGATGTTCGGAAGCTCACGAAGCGTGAAGCCTACGACATCTACGCCAAAGAGTACTGGCACACGATTCGTGGCGACGAACTGCCTGCCGGTCTCGATTACGCGCTGTTCGACTCGAATGTTACCTCCGGGGCGAACCGCACGATCCGTATGTTGCAGAAGGTGCTCAAGGAGACTGGACTCACGAATGCAGACGGTACTCCGCTTGCTATCGACGGCAACATCGGCACGCAGACCCTCAATGCGATTAGCCGTTACCCCGGCGGCACGCGTGAATTGATTCGTGCATTCTGTGCTGAGCGGATGCGATTCATGCGCAGCCTCAAGGGCAAGAAGGGCTTTGCCTCGAACGGTCGTGGCTGGACGATTCGTGTTACCGGCGTTGATCCTAAGGGCGAGTGGGCTACGGTTCCTGGAGTCGTTGGCACCGCGCTGAAGATGGTTAACTCCGGCGCATCCATTTCGATGCCGAAGGTTCCGCAGCAGGTCGAGACCGAGGCTGTTGCGAAGACGGACGACTCGTCGCAAGTCACGATCCCTTCGATCGTGCAGAAGCCGGAAGGTCTTGCGGGCTTGCTTGTCGCCGTTACGGGACTCGTCAGTGCCGTGCAGGGCAACAGCGTTCTCAGTTATGCACTGGGCGCTGCGATGATCGTGGGAGTCGGCATCGCCGGCTACACCTTCTATCAGAGGCTAAAGCTGAATCATGCTTAGCTACCTCAAACTCGGGGCGATGGCTGTCGCGGCAGCCATTATCTCTCTCGGCGTTGGCTTCGTCTGGGGAGTCAAACACCACAAAGAAACTGTCGCAGCTCGTACTGCGGCAGACAAAATTGTGATTCTCAAAGGTGGGAAACAAGTCGATGAAGAAGTCTTTAATGCGGATGACGCTGCTCTCTGCGATATCCTTGGCGGTTGCTAGTTGCACGACGACTCAACTTGTTACACCCTGTGATGTGCTAATCGACATTCCGACTCTGCAGACGACTAATGCTTATTTGGTCAAGAATGATCGGAATGCTGCAGTCGGAATCGCACGCAATCAGGGGCGTGTCAAAGAGTTTAAGTGTGGAGGCGAGTCGTAACAACGACTCGCCTTTCTTTTATCTGGCGCATAAAACGCGCTTGACTGCGATGGCTTTTCGGGATCACCTAGACTAAGCCAAGACGCAAATTCCGGAAGCTAAAAATCAGACTGGAGTCACTGATGGAGAAGAATGAGTTGCTTGGCAGCACCGCAATGTACGGCGGTGGAATCGTCACATCTTGCTCGGCGCCAGCAGCATATACAATGGAGTCAGCTATGCTCCTGATCTTCTCGGCACTTGGTGCAATGTCGGCGATCTGCGGTCTAGCCTATACGGTCTGGAACGGGAATCGAAATTTCAAACTTCAGCAGCAAGCGCTAGAGATTAATCGACTCGCGCGGCTAACTGAACTCGCCCACGAGGTTAAGGAGGCTACAAGTGAAGTCGCTTAGTCTGAATGATAAAGTTGGCTACGCGGTCTCCGCTCTCGGTTCGATTGGAATCGGTCGTGAAGCCGCTTATGGCGCGCTCGGCTCGCTTGCCGGTGAGTCTGGACTCGGCCTTGATACCAGCGCGCACAACCCAGAGGATCCGAATGGTGGGTCTTTTGGAATCGGCCAGTGGCACTCGGAACGGCTTGATGGTCTGAAAGACTTCGCCGCGAAGAACAGGGCCGATTACAAGTCGTACAAGACTCAGGTCGACTACATCGTCCATGAGTTACAGACGACGCACAGAAATGTGGCTGACCGTTTGCGGAATCCGGATATCACTCGTGCGCAAGCAGTCCGCACATGGACGAAGCAGTACGAGGTGCCGGCAAAGCAGTACGAGAAGCTTGAGCTTCGGACTCAATATGCCGACAAACTTGCTAAGGCTCACGTTGCCGCTGCAAAGAATCCGAATGTCGCGCAACCGCCGGATGCGATGGCGGCTATTGAAGCTGCAACGGATTCGATTGCCGGCAAGAGTCTGACTGGCGCACAGTTGATGGCGTTTGCTGCGACTCCGGAAATTGGCCCTGCTCCTGCTGCAAGGCCCGGACCGACTCCGATGGCTCGTCCCGATGCCATTCAACCGGCGGCAACCGCACCTGCGGAAGTTGCATCGTTCGACATGAGTCGATTCGGTCCGGCAATCAGCGCCCCAACGCCGAATGCCAGCTTTGACGTTTCGCGATTCGGTGCGCCGGCTCCGGCGCCATCAATGTCAGTGGCGATGATGGATGCCCCGGCGCCGGAAGTTGCTGGATTCGATATGGAGCGGTTTGCCCCTGCTCTGGCTACGACGACAACGCCGAATACGTCATTGGCGGCTGCGCTAGGATTGACTCCAGCTCCGACACAAACGGCGGTTGAGGCACTGGCAGCTTTTGCGGCACCGGCGGCAACGACTACGCCGGAAGCGTTTACAATGACTCGCCCGGAAGTTGCGTATACCGATCCGATGGTGACGACGCAGCCAGCTTCGACTCCAGCGGCAGCACCGACGAGATCGTTTGCTACAGCGCCGGTGCAAGTTGCGTCGACTCCTGCGTCAACCCCGGCTGGTAAGGCTATGGGTCCAATGGAGACGATGTTCTCGGGCATCACCAATGCTATTTCTGGTATGACTTCTGATCTGAGTCAAGCTGGCAAAGCATTGAACAACGGTGATGTTCGCGGAGCATTCGGAGCCTTGGATGGCAAACCGAATCCACAGACGAGTCAAGAGGTGGCGGCCGGTGCACAAGCGCAAGCACAAACCACAAGCGGCGGTATCAAGGGCTTCATGGAAGCCGACACCACATTTGGTGGATTCGCTGGAGCTATGCTCGGTGGTTATTTCGCTGGTCCTGTGGGCGCTGTGGTTGGCGGGCTTTTGGGGCAAGGCTTGAATCAAGCTGTCACTGGCACCCCAGCCACGAAGCAGTCGCTAACCGAAGAAGAAGAGGCCGCTGGCCTTGCTGGTGGAGTCGGGCGAGCCATGGACAGCTTCTTCGGAGGACTTGGGAATCTATTCGGCGGTAGCCCTGACAAGCGTGCAGGAATGCCGAAAGGCGGCTGGGGAATCAATGATTTCCCTAACGCACCTGGCAAAGGTGGCGGTACTGGTTATAGCCCAGCCACAACTGGGAATCTTAATGACCGCGGTCAGTCTGAGTATGGCAAGGGTGGCGACTTTGCCGACGCGGTTAATAGCGGTGGTGTAGGCCTTTACTAAGGAGTGAATCAATGAGTCTCGCGGACCTTCGTCTCAAATTTCGGCAGTCGAAAGACTATACGCAAGCGATGTTGGTCCGCGACCTCATTGAGTACGCTCAAGAGATCGAGGCTCGATTCACGAGCCTCGAAGAAGCGTCCGCTGAACAAGCGGCAGCCTCGATTCAATATGGTACTTGGGCACCGCGTCTGGTTTTTGGTGCTCTCGACGGTGACATCGGAGTCACGTATACCGCTCAAACTGGGGCTTATCAAAAAATAGGTTCCTTGGTGCTGGTCGAGTTTTCGCTTCGAATCAGTTCGAAGGGCACATCGGCAGGCACAGCTTACATCGCGGACCTGCCATTCCCTGTCAATGGGACGCCGTTGAATATGGCGATTGGGCATTATCAAGGATTCGCTTTGCCCACAAATCGTGTGCTGAGGCTACTCGGGCTTGGTTATCTTGACGGGAAAGCAATGAGTCTTCGCCAAGCATATGATGCCCAGACTTCGAGTGTCTCTGATGCAAACATTCTTGACAATGCTTGGATCACGGCTTCGGGATTCTATCAAGTTACGGAATAAGAGGTAAGCGATGCCGACAACAAATATTGGAATCGCCGGGCTTGAGTCTTATCAGCCCGCAGTCGATTACCGCAAATCCGGAAGAATCGGCGTTCTCGGCGGAAGCAATTTCGCTTGGGACGCTTCTGGCGTTTATAGTGCTTATGCGAGTCGATTGATCGCCGGTAGTGCTTCGCTTGGCCTTGCGCCTTCAATGGTACAGACTCTCGATCTCGAAGATGCCACGCACGTTGCGGTTGAGGGCAAGATTTGGCGGATGATCCCGTCGAGTCCCGGCTCTCCCGTAGGTGAGTGGGATGAAGTTACGACGCTTGCGACTCTGGTGGAGGCTGAACTTGCGGATGTTCCTTACGATTTTCGTCGCTGGACTACGGCGTATCTTGGTGGAAAGCCTTACGCGTGCGCCTGGAATCACGGAGTCTTCGAAGTCGATCTCACCGTCGACCCGCCCACCTATACGCGTCTCACCAGCACCACCGTGCCGGGATTCACTGAAGACTCGTCCCCTGTCATCGCAATCGCCGAAACCAACGGCCGTATGGTGTATATCACCGAGACGTTATTCTTTTGGAGTGCGGCGAACGCGCCGAAAAACCTGACTCCTGCACTCGGTGGCGCTGGTTTTCAGGTCATTGCGGAACGAATCAGTGGAACACCGATTGCATTGACTGCGACTTCGCAGGGCGCGATTGTGTGGACCACGACAGGCGCGCTCGTGTGTGAGTTCATCGGCGGCGACAGTGTGTTTCGTTTTTGGAACTTGTCGACTCAAGCTTTGCCGACTAGCGCCTTCGCTATCACGCGGATGCCAGATGACGACTACATCATTCTCACTCGGCTTGGACTCTTTATGTTCAACAACCTGAGTCAGCCGCAGCCGATCACGCCACTCTTCAATGAGTTCCTGCGTGAGTATCTGCGGAACAAGCCGACTGAAGCGGGCCATGCGTGGTATTCGATCAACGATAATCGACTCTATTTGGCGATGCGTCCTAGTACCGCAGCATTTAGCGAGACATTCGCTCTCGATATTATGCTCGACCGTTGGGGAATCTTCAGTGAGCCGCATATCGGATTCTTCACGTACGGGCAAACACGTGGGCAACTTGCCTATGCAAACTCTCGTGGAGTCACTAGCTTTTTCCTTTCGTCACTCGACAGTCGGAAGAATCGCGAAGACCCCGACAGCCCGGGAACATATATCGGGCTTTCATCAGAGATTACCATTGGCTGGATTCGTGCTGAGAATCTAGTGCCGCACTCGGATGTGGTGCAGGAACTCAACGAGATACTGATTAATCGGTTGATTCCATTTGGAACGATTGGCATCACGTATTTCGACGAGGCTGGAATCGCCGATGCAGTCTTCGACATTGTGGACGAAGGGTTAATCACAGACGCAGTGTTTACCGCAGTCGATGAAGGACTCATCGTTCACGGCGAAGAAGTTACAAACTATCGATTGCAAGTTATTACTGACTTGATTAATCTCGATGAAGATGAGTCGGATCAATACGTATTCGACGCAGAACTTGTTCGACAGAATCGGCGTTCTGACCTTTGGGTCATATTGGCGCCGGCTCTTTACTACAGATTGCGATTCATCGCGACTGAAGCAGATGAGTTCTTCCGAGTGAACTCAATGGACCTCTCCGTTTCCTACAGTGGGAACATTAGCTGATTCAAGGATAAGAAGATGGCTGAACGTCGTCAAAAAATCAGAGGCAATACGGTCGAACTGGATCAGGTAATCGGTCTGGCCGGCCTGCTCGCAGTCAACAGCGAGAAGAATAATTTGCGACTCTTTGACGGCATCGTCATGGGTGGCTATGAAATTCTGAACGCAGACCAGATCGCAGAGCTTTACACGCTGCCGAATCGATTAAGTACAACTGGCGTAGAAATCGCCGGCGCGGACCACTCATTGAACGAGGCTATTGACAGTGGCTGGTATTACACGACGAGTGGAGCTGTTCTTGAGTCGCCTGAGGCCAGTGCCGGCACTATCCTTGTCGAAAACCTTGGCAATGCGTATATTATCCAAACTTGGACTCGTGCGAATGGCACATCAGCCTATCGGCGAATCCGAGACAATGCAGAGGTTTGGGGTGCCTGGATTCGACTTATCGATTTGCCATATCTGACAGGTAATCCAGCAGCTAAAGCATATGATGCATCTCGACTCGGTGGTCAGTTGCCAGCGTATTACACGGCAATTCTAGACCGACTAGGTTACACACCAGTCAACAAAGCTGGTGACACCGCAACAAACTTGGAAATCACTGGCTCCAATAATTGGAATCGAGCCTTTGCTATTTCAGGCACAGCCCCGTCAATTTATTTCAAAGATACCTCGGCGACTGGCGTAGCAGCGTTTTTCTTTGGACTCAACAGCGGCGACCTCTATCTACTGCAGGATGCAGATGCCGACGGCACTTATGCTGGAACGGTTCCACTTAGACTCAATTTAGCGGCAGGCGATGGAATTTTTCAGTTTCACGGTCAAGATGTTTTCCATGCCGGGAATCTAACTGCCGCGAAATTGAACGCTATTTACGGTTATACGCCAGTAAATAAAGCCGCATCGAATGTTTGGGGCGGGACTCAAACTTTTGCAGCCGCCATAGTCACGGACGACAGAATCAATGTCGGTGGTGATGGGGCATTTATGTATGAGAATGGTTCACCTTATGGTCCAGTTTGGGCCGCATGGGGGTCGACTTCTGCATACAGTGCGATTAATGCTCGAATCGAAGCTCGGGCGGCATCTTATGCAAATGGTGCTGTAGGCGCTATAACATTTCGGCGAACATCCGCAGCGTGGATTGAAGACGTAAACGCTGCTGGCGATTACCTTGCCCCTGCTGGAGCAGTGCTTACCGGGATTCGCGGACGAGGCGGCGGCGAGATCACTGCGGTCCTGCGCCACTATCTGCAAATTTACAACCCAGTCGATGGCTGGGCAACTATCTCAGGCTAAGGAGTCGTAAAATGGATATCCACAATTATGGCACCTTTGCTGTGGTGCAAACGAGTCAGCTACTTTACTTCGTAAATGCCGAAGGGCAGGACTGGTACCAAATGCTGCGTGGCGAAGTAGAAGGAATCCCGCAGCTGGTTGAACTCGCTTTCAATGGCGACTTCATCAGTTCGATTCATCCTGTTTGGTGCGTAGTTAATTCCGATAGCATTGTTACCAATGTTGAATCAGATCCTTCGCGACTGGTGCCTGCAGAAAGTACTGTCCTCGGAATTGACTCAGCTGTTCTTGCCGACGTACAAGTTGGCATGATTTATGAAAACGGTGCCTTGGCAATGCCTCCGCCACCGCCTCCGATTCCTTATGTAATCAGCGTGTCCGCACTTTGGTCACGCATGACAGACCCAGAAGCTGAGTCGTTTTACAATGCTATGTCTACGGCGGCACCTTTCAGACTCCGCATGGCATTCAATTCAGCAACTTCGTTAACTGAAGGAACTGAGTTGTTTGTCTTCACGCAAGGAGTCATGACCGGCGCAATCGGAGAAACTCGAACGGCCGAAGTCATGGCGCCAATGCCACAAAGCGCAAACTCGAGCGGTGAATCCGCTCCACTCACCTAAGGAGAGTCCAATGAGCCTCATGAGTTTCGTCACCGGGGCTGCCTCCTTGTTTGGGGGCAGTGACAAGGGCTCGTCGAGTTCGACGAATCAGTATTCAAGCGGAAAATCGGAGCAAGCGGCGACGGCATCCGAAGAATCAACGAAGACCGGAAAGCAGACTCAAACGAGTTCCGGCACTTCGACTTCGACCGGCTCGACCACGCAAACAGGTACCGCGACCGGAACCGAATCGAGTAAAACTGTAGGCCAGACGACGAATTACTCGTCTGACGTACTTGCCTCGTTGGATGCGTTATTGACTCAACAGCTTGGCGCAGGCAATGGCGTCGGCTCGGCGCAGCAAGCATCCGACGCACTCGCTGGTCGCCTTCAGCAGATTCAAGAATTAGCTGCGAAGCCAGCTTTTGACGTTGAGGGCTACGCTTCCGGAATCACTGAGGCCGCTACCGCAGCAACACAGAATGATTTGGATTCCCGAATCAACTCGATTCTCTCCGCGACAGGATCGAGCGAAAGCGGGAACTCGATGAGTGCGTTGCTCGGTAACAAGCTTCGGAATGACGCTGCTGCGAACCTTGCTGGAATCTCGGCAAATGCCCGAGCAACTGGCGAGCAGCTCGCGACTCAACAGCAACAGTCGATCACTGATCAGATCGGCAATCTCTCCGGAGGTCTATCGAGTCAGCTCATCAACCTGTTGGGTGCAGCCAAGGGCGGTGCTCAGTCTACGGTAGGGAGCGCGACAGGCACATCGACGCAGGCGAATCAACAGACCGGCACAACGCAGTCCACGACGAAGGAGAACATCTCTTCGACTGGGACAACGACGGAGACCGGCAAGACGTCGCAGTCTGGAATCACACAGGCGACGGAAGAAGGCAAGGTTTCCCAGAAGGGGAGCGTCAGCGAAAACGAAGGCGATCTCTTCAACAAGATTCTGAAAGCTTTCGGTTCTTCCGCTGCAGCCGCTTGAGTCAAATGTCCCGGGTTCGCTCGGGACATTTTCGTACTTAAATTTCAACTCGACTCGAAGACAAGAAGGATTTTCTCATAATGTCCGACAATTTGTTCGATATGAGCGGCATCGGCAACTTCTTGAGCACAATGACTCAAGCTGCCAACCAAAAGGCCGTCGCCGCAAAAGAGACCGCCGAAGTGGCTCTTACGGAGAAGGCAGCGATTGCTGACTCCGCAACACAGTACCAGCAGGAAGCGCAGAAAGCACTCGGCCGTTTACAGACGGTGAATGCTAAGGGTGAGGATGCTCGCGCCAAGGCTGAATCGCTTAACATCATCGATCGTGTCACTCTGATCGGCGACCAGATTCTCGACCCACGGAACTATACAGCCGAGGGTCGATCGCGTCAGATCAGTGAGATGAGCCAGAGTCTCGCCGCACAGGGACAAATTCACAACATTGAGGTAAATGCGTCGGCAGCGCGAATCGACGAACAGCTCGCGAAGGAGACGTTGCAGACGATTGGCGTCGATACGAAGATGAATATTCTTCGTGCGCAAGTTGATGGACTCAACTTGATGAACAACGCCATCGCGCAGACGGAGACGCTGCGGCAGAACGCCCTTGTTACGGTTGACCTTGCCACGGTTCAACAAGCTTTGGCGGCTCCGGAGAATCCCGAACTGAAAGGCAAGATCGCCTTGCAGGGCATGACCTACACTCCGTATGAATTGAAGCAGCGTGAGACTCAACTTCTCAATCGCGAAAAGCTAGCGATGCTTGCCCCACAAGCACTTGATCCTGATTTCGCGCAGAAGATGCGAGTCCACCATGACATGCAACTAGCGAACTACTCGCGTGCCGATTTGGATCAGCTGCGGTCCAATGGGTATGTTATGCCGGACGGTACTCAAGTTGAACCCGGCATTTGGGATTCACATTACAACCGACAGAACACACTGGAGCAGGATCTGCTGACTCGTCAAATGAATGAAGCCACATTGGAGCAACAGGTTCCGATGATGCTTCAGGAATCACAGACGATGGTGCAGAATATCGACAAGTTTGTGACACCGGGGAGTCCACTTTCTGTGGCGAAGAACAACTTCCTCGTTGCGGCAAACGGCGTTGCTACGCTGGCGGCAAGTGATAAGACTCCGCAGGGGAAGCTCGTGCAGGTTACGGCCTTGCAGAAGGCGCAGGAAGGACTCATCAAAGCTGTTGATAAGGAAGCGACGTTCAAGGCTGCCGGCGATAAAGCACTCGCTGATATCTATCGGAGTCAAATGCTTGGGCAGCCAATCTCGCCGGCTCAAGTTGAAGATGTTGTGCGTCAGCGTTACATGCGTGGTGCCGGATTCTCTGAAATCTTGCCGAATGAGTCGTCGATTCGTGTTCGCAAGAACGCAGACACGAATTACCTCAAGCTGAAACAGGCGGCCGCTGGCAACCTAGACCCGCTTGCGCCGAACAAGAGCGACAAGGAACTCAAGGAAGAGGCTATCAACCTTGCCATTGAGCAGGAGCGTAACGAAGCGGGAGTCATCGGCATTAACACTATCCAGCGCGTTGTAGGGCAGCGCAAGGATAACCCGGCGGTGAAGGCAGGCATGGTGCCGGGGCAGCTTGAGGAAATCCAAATGCGCGCTCACACCATTGCGCTTGAGACAGTGGGACACGCAGAAGGTTTGAGTCAAGATCAGATCCTCGCACTCAAATCTGGCCGGCCGAACGACGCTGGCATCACGGACGAGAAAGCTGCGATGATTGCACAGGCGGTGAATATTGAGTCAGTGATGACTGAATATGATCTGTACGAGCAGCAGCGCCCCGGTCTCGGCTACGAAATGCAGCAGTGGTATGCGTCGACTCTTCCAGAGCTGGCGAAGACCTATACCAACAATCTCGATTCAATGCAGCGTGTGCTTACTGGCGACAGTGTGCTCATCGAGGCACAAAAGCTGGCCCAGATGTACACGATGGCAGATGAATCAGCCACAAATCGCGGACGGCGACTGGCCACAGAACAGGCTACCGGCGCGCGTAGACCGGAGAATATGTGGCCGGTGTTGTTGCACATGCAGAAGAATCTTGCCGATTCGCAGAAAGCAACAATTTATCGTGATGTCATTATGCCGGCGATTCAACAGGCACGTGCTCGTGGCGCCAATGATGAAGCCACAACCGGGGCGGTATTCGATGCGTTGAATGCCTTCAAGTCTGATGATCCGACTCTAATGTCGGCCATCAAAACTACGCAGCGTGGTCTGCCTGATGAACTCGATCGCTTTGAAACGATGTGGTCGACGTTGATGATTCAAGGTCAGCCACACCCGATCCGAGGGCAGAAGGTCGCAAACAATCCGAAGCTCGCAGCAGAACAACTCGAAGTCAAGTTGCCTTGGCTTAAGAAGTAAGGAGAGTCCAATGCCTATAATGATGCCAACTGGTTCGCCGTCGATGGTAGACGCTTCGACGAGAACAATTCTGCCGGAGGTGACTCCGGCAGCCAGCCCGATTAGCCGCGAGAAGTTCGACGCCATATCCATGTCGGTCTTCAATCGGGTTAATGAGTCGGATGTCGGCGTTAGCCCATGGGAGCATGTCGGCCGTTATGCTGCTGGCGTGGCGATTGACACCGCCGATTCGATTTGGTCGACACCGTTGAATCCTTTTGGGGATCGTGGCGACGTTTGGTCTCTTGCGTCCGAAGAAGAGAAGGCGTACTACGAGCGGCACAAAGGACTCATCGAAGGGTCGTCCGCAGTCGTGGGCGGGCTTGGTCTCGCAGTTGCGGCTGAGGCTCTCGTGATTCCACGTATCGCTGGCGCCCTCGCATCCTCCACCGCACTCACTGGTACGAGTGTATGGCGTGCGACAAAGGCATGGAATGTCATGTCCCGAGTCAACATGATGCGGGCACAGAAAGCTGCGGCTGAAGCTGGCGAAGCATACGGACTCTATTCGACGGCAACTGGCCGAGCATTCCTCGCCAATCGTGTTACTGCCGGAGCTGCGGTTGCGACTCGTACCATGCCCGCCGAGTATGCCCTCATGTGGAACAACGAGGCTTTCAACTCTGGTGAATGGAGTCGTGAAGGCTTCTGGGTCGGAGTCGGAGCTGCTGCCGGCGGTGCATTCGGTACGGTAGCGGCCCGTTCGGCAGTTCGTAAACTGGCGAACTCGCAGGAGATTCGTGATATTCGTGCAGCGCCATTCGCATCTGCCGGGGTCAGCAATGATCTGACGTCGGCGAACCATCTCGATGTTCTGAATCGCATTGATCCGAACGGCATTCAGCTCAAGGAGAGCGCGAAGACGACAGAGTTTCTCATCGGGAGTCGTGCGGCGAATCCGAACGGCTACGAAGAGGCCGCCGAAAACGCAACGCGTCTGCACAAGATTCGTGATGAGTTCAAGCAGCTTGCAGTCGATTCAATCCAGAAGCAAATCGTCAACGGCATTCCCGGCGTTGATACGCTGAAGCTTCGAGTCGCTGATCTTCCTGAAGCGCGCCACATCGTTGACGTGACGGCTAAGACTGATCCGTGGCTGTTCCACGGACTTGACTCAATGGGCCTTGCGAAAGGCTCAATCAAGCATGCGCGTGAACAGCGTGCAGCGCACATCGAGCAGCTTCGGATTCAAGCAACGGTCGCCAGCGAGAAGGGAATGACGAAGGAAGCTCAGCGACTGAATCGTATGCAGCGCCAACTGAAGCTTCAGGACGAGAACGTACTCATCAATGGTTCGTGGATGAATCCTGATTCCGATCTGGCGAAGGCCGTTGTCGAACATCAGCCGGAGCGCGTCATCGGGCAGGTCAAGAACATCGAAGGAACGGAAGGACTCTCGATTGACCTGCCACAGAGCGGTAAGGTGATGATTGACGCGTCGTTGACTCCATTGTCTGGTAGCAAGAAGATCGAGGTTCACAAGCTCTCGATCAAGGACAGACTGCATCTTGACGAAATGTCGAATCAGCTTGTTCGCAAGCTGGCTCGCAAGGACGCGAAGGTACACTTCAGTCTCACGGATAAGGCAACCGAGTCGTGGTATTCCCTTGATCTCGCAGCCGAGATTATGGACGCTGGCGGTAAAGTCAATTTCAATCTGAAGAAAGCGACTCTCGCCAATGCCGAAGATATCAAACGTCAGTCGCTTCGACTCAAGGCAAGGGCGGCACTTGCTGAAGTCGGCGCGATGGGACGAATCACTCCGGAGGTTCGCTTTCGTTACAACCTTCCGGCGCCGACAGCAATGGAGCGACTTGAAGATGCAGCTGGCGATGGATTCCGTCAGTGGCTGATGCGGGCGGCGAAGGACGAAGGCAGCTATCGCGAGCTGGCGCAAGGGCTTTCGGACTACCGGACGATTCAGGGGATCGATCTCCTGCCTCCGAAGGATGCCCCACTGCCGAGCATTAGTGGCGACACTTTGAAATTCAACCGGAATCAAAAGGGGCAGTGGCTTCGTCCGATCATCGGTTACTTTGATCCGCCAAGTGCGATTGAAAAGATTTCGCAGAAGGGACATAGCACTGCTATGACTCTCCGTAAAGCGGAAAAGACTTACACACTTCTCAATAGCAAGACTCATGTTAGCGCTCTCGCTGATAAGCTTGTGAAGTCGCCGAATCTGCCGATTGCGATGGACGTTCGTGGGATGCATTCGGACCAGATGACTGGACTCGGTGGCGGCGCAACTCAGGCTGTCGGTGAAGTACTGCCGAAACGATTCCGGGGTCGCGACCAAAAGAACATTCTTGCGGGCACGCATTTGCAGGAAGAGACGGAACGGCATGGACTCGAAACGTATCGGGCCATGATGGAGAGTGCCGGCATGCAGGACATTGTGACTCGCATCACTTCTGCCGGCCATGCTCCACAGCGGGCGATGCTCGATCAGTATTTCAGCCTTCGGAGTGGCTGGGATATTGAGGACGTAGCGGAACTCAAGGACGGTATGTTTGGATTCGTCCTCAAGGATTCCGAAACAAACCGGCGCCGCCTTGGCATGTCGGCGGGTGATGAATGGGATGATTACACGATGATGCCCAATGAACGACTCGGCCAGCCGATCGCTGTTGACGCAGACTCGTTTGCGGTCATCAAGGCATTTGGTGACTTAACGAAGCCTCTACGTGAATCGGATAACGTCCTGCGCAAAGCCAAAGGGCAGAAGGAGATCAACGATCGGCCGTTCTACGTTCCACCGGCTGATACGAAAGGGGCACTTGTTGGATTCGTTTTCGATCCTGCTGACCAACTCGTTCCCGGGCGTACCATCGTTGCTCGGAATCCAGATGAATATCGCAATCTGGTGAAGCGCACGCTGGCCGACCTCGGGAAAAACAGCGGTTACACGATTCGTGATCGTGACCAGCTCACGAGTCTTCGCGACATCTGGGACGAGGCAGGCATGGACTGGATCGATCCGGGTATCTCGACGGCCACGGCTGGAATGGGGAGTCAGAAGGGCGGACTCGTCGGAGCCTACGTTCGGCAGGGCGCGTTTATGGAAGCACTTGATTGGGTCAAACGCAAGACGATCGCCCAGAGTCAGGACACGTTGCGACAAATTATGGAAGAGTCCATTCTCCAAGCGCGAGTCCTTGGTGTCGCCGAAGCTAGTGTCAGCGGCAACAAGAAGATGCGGACGATTTTCGATGAGTACGAGGCTGCGCTCCTCGGTTCGAGTCCACGCTTCGCCGAAACATCCATCCTCGACAAGGGGCTGCGTCACGTCGAGGAGCGAATCGACAGCGTGCTTGCAAACTCTGCGATCACATATCCGGCTCGGTACATTGTTGATCTTGCTCAACGAATCGGCATGGACCCGACCGACTTGAGTGGAAAGAAGACGTACAAACAGATCGCCGAGGCCATGGGCGAGTACACTCCGTATGCGAGTGCGGTGGAGTATTTGGAGTCCCGTGGTGTCAAGCGTCCACCGACGGTCAAGGGGATGACTCGAACAATGAACACTCTGGCAGCAAGCGTGCTGTTGCGGTGGTTCGAGTTGCCTCACGCGGTGATGAACGGACTCGGACTCATCGCAACCATGCCGGCAGCAGTCATGGCCGGTAAAGCACCGATCTCGACCTTTACGAATGTGAAGGGGCAGAATATCGGATTCATCGATGGCGTGAAGATCATGTCGCAAGGCATGAAGGACATGTTCACCAAGCGAGGCAGTCATGACTTTAAGATCATGGTCAAAAACGGCGATGCGAATCAGTCTGTGATGGAGTACCACACTGCTCTCGGTGCGGTCAATTCACAGGCCGGTGCGCTCAAGTGGATGAAGGAGGCAGATAAGTGGGTCAGCATTGCGTCCGATAAGTCGGAGAGCTGGAGTCGCCAGATCGCACACTTCGTGGGTCTGCGGCTTGCGGACTATCAGGGAATCGTTGGAGATACCGCACGGCATAACTTCGCCCGCGAGATCGCCAATTCCATGATCGCCGACTACGCTCCGATCAACCGGCCGGAACTGTTCCAATCGGGACTAGGTTCTATGGTTGGACTCTTCCAGTCCTACGCTCTGAACCATTACACCAAGATGTTCCGGTGGATGGAGAATGGCGAGTTCGGGAAGATGGGACTCCAAGCTGGTATGCAAGCATCGATGTTTGGTCTGGGCGGCACCTATGGCATGGGGCACCTGTTCGACCTGCGTGATTCGATGACTGCTTCTGGCTCGGAACCAACTGCGATCGACTTGATCTACGAGCACTTCGGTCCGGTTCTCGGTGGGGCAATTGCACACGGCTCAGTGAGTGAGATCAGTCAGCTGGCATTCTGGACTCGTGGTGACACGAACTTCCGAGTGCCGGGCATGAGTGGCACACTCGCTCCGCTTGAAGTCGGCACTAAGGTGGCTCGTGGATTCGTCGACGGTGTCAGCGCCTTCCTCAATGCAATGCCGGGCGAAGGGACTCACGCGATGATGGAAGTCGTGCAGCGTGAGATGCCGAATCGAGTTCTCAAGTCGTGGCTTACCTTACTCAATGGCGGTCAAGAGATTGACGCTTACGGGCAGGTCATGGCGGAGACTCGGACTTGGATGGATACCGTTGCACGAGTTGTCGGTGTCAGGTCGAGTCGCCAGCAGAGTGAACTTGAAGCGTACTATGCTGGTAAGGGAGCGATCGAGCGCGACGCATCGAAGATAGAAAAGCTTCGTGAATCGTTTAGGTCGGCAGTTCGGAACAACAATGGGAATGTCGCGGATGTGAATCCGATTCAATACTTCAACGACTATGTTGAAGCTGGCGGAAACCCACGGTTGTTCAAAACTTGGCTCCGCGATCTTCTTCGTGATGCGGACTCATCCCGTGCCGTCAACGGCCTCAAGAGTTCACTTTCGACCACGCGTTCCGCTTTGGAGACGTGGCGATTCGGAGCTTACGGGGCACTTGCTGTAGAGTAGGCACAAAAAAAAGGCCGGGGCTTTCGCTCCGGCCTTTTGCGTTTTAATCGATTCCGCCCTTAGCGTCGAGTATTTCGCATTTCACCAGCAAGACTCGACCGTCAACATCGCTGATCCGATCGAAGTAATC